CGAACCGTCGCTGAACATGATGCCGTTCGAATCGACCTTGAGCGCGGCGGTCGTATCCGGGGCGACGCCGATGCCGACCTTGCCGTACGCATCGACGACGAAGCGGGTCGAGTCAGGGGTCGTGCTGTCCTCAACCTCGATGGCGTTCCCAGTTCCTTTTTGCGTGACGCGCAGGGCCGCAGAGGTCGCCGACGTGACGTCGATGATTTGCACAGACGAGAAAGTATTCGTCAGGTTCGACGTCGCACAGTAAAGGTTAGCGCCGCCGACCTTGTAGGTGAGTTTCGGGGACGTCGCTCCAGAGATCCAAACATCGCCAGAGGCCGCCGAAGTAGCGGTCGTGCTAAGGGCCGTGCCGCCGAGGTTCAGAGAAGGAGTGTTTACGCCGAGGTCTGGGAGGTTGACCTTGCCCGTGAACGTAGCCCCGGAGAGGTTCGCCTTGCCGGCGGCCGAAGCGATCGTGAAGTAAGTCGAGGCCGCGGTCGTGACTTCGAGCTTCGCATTCAGCGCCGTCGCAAGGTCGGTCTGGTCGCCAAGCGTGCCGGTGATGCCGCCCCAGGTAACGGCAGTCGCAGGGACAACGCCGCCCACGTTGACCGTCCAAGAGGCGTACGTTCCCGACCCGGTGTGGTGATTGATGTCCACGGTCAGGACGCCAGTGCCAGAGTTGTACGTCAGCACCTCGCCGTGCATATGGTTCGACGCGTCGTAAGAGATCGTGACGCTTTGGGTCGGCGTGTAAGAGAGGCCGGTGCCAATCGTGAAGGTCTTGTTGCCGTTGCCGATCGTGTTGCTCGTCGTCGAGGTCGTCAGGTAGCGGTCGCCCGGGATGAGGGTCTGGAATGAGGCGTCGAAGTTCGAGCCCGAGTTCTTCGTCAGGACTTGGCCGACCGTTCCGCCAGTGGGCAAGCCGGAGCCGGCGACGAAGGCGGTCGTCTGGACGGACGTATCGGGGAACGTGATGCCCTGGGACGGCTGGATTGTGAACTGTCCCGAGCCCTGCTGGTTGATGGTCAGGGAGGTGGCGCCGAGGTTGGCCACGCTGGTCCCAGCGCCGGGGATGTTGACGCCTGAAAATGTCGGGGTGTTAAGGGAGCCTAGGCCAAGGTTATCTCGGGCCAAGCTGAAGTTGGTCAGCGAGCCGAGGTTGTCGGCCTTGGTCAGGTAGGGCGTGAGAGCCGAGGCCGTCAGGAAGCCCGAGGGGTTTCCGCTTAAGGGATAAAAACCAGCGGTCACCCAAGACTCGGTCGCGTAACCGGCGAGGGATAGGGTTGACCAGTTGGTTGCGTAATCGACACCAGTGGTCGTCTTGGTCAAGAACTGGCCAGCAATGCCGCCGACAGGAACGCCAGGGCCGGGGATGCCCTGAGCTCCAGCGGGTCCGGCAGGTCCTTGGGGCCCGGGCGTCCCGACCTGTCCCGAGATGGTCCCGCCAATCAGGCTGTTGAATGTTCCGTTGATGGTCGCCATGTTATGCTTGAGTGATGGTCTCCTCCACCTTGACGCGGAAGATATTGGAATGTGTCACGGGGGAGCCGGCGAATTGGAAGCGGATGTCCCAGCTGCCTAGGCCGATGGACCAGTTAGAGGTGTCGCCGACGTAGGTCGTGGAGAAGGACAGGCCGTCAACGGCGAGGGCCACGGTCATATCGTACTCGTGGCCGCAGTGATCGCGGAGGGTCGAGGTGATGGTCGTGCCTAGCAGGTTCGCCGGCTCGCCAGCGCCAGGGACCCATGTCCAGGTGCAGGAGAAACTGTCGCCCCTAGAGAAGATGGTGGTGTTGGCCATGGCGTTCTAAATCTGCGGGGGCGGGCATCCCGTCAAAGACCTTTGCTGTGCTGGCCAGCTCAGGCCACTAGTTGACCAGGTTATACCACCAAGCGGACGGGTTCAGCGTATACCCTGGGATAATCCACATGGACTCGAACCAAGCGTAGTTCGACACGTTGTCAAAGTCGTCCGCGGCGGCAGCGTCAAACTCTGAAGGGTCAGGGGCGTTTGAATAACTTAGACCAAGGTTTTCAGTCCAGTTGATACGGAGGTCAATCGGTCCGTATTCATACTGAGTAACCAGCCAAGAGTTGGTGCCCGAGTCCCAATCGATTTGAGCAATCTTCTTGTAGGTGTATCCGATGCGCTGCGGCACGGACGAGCCATCGTCGACGGTGGCTCCGTTGATGTACAGCCTTCGGTAAGAGGTGCTACTATAGGGCGGCGCCTGAATGCGATCAGTCATCACCGTGTCGTCCGTAGGATATACGGAGATGAAAGGCATCTCGGCATCAATCAGACGATCGGCAGCGTGTGTGCCTGCGTTGTCTAACCAGTCAATCATTGAGATGGTCACCAGCCATGAGTTGGAACCTCCCTCGTAATCCCCATTTATGATTTCTACTTTTCCGTCCCCGGCGAACCATTCAAAGCGAGGGCCGTCCGTAGCAGTTCCTGCTGTGCGCGTACCGTTCCGGTAGACGGACCAATCCGTGATGCGGGCCTGCTTTTCAGTCCATGAGAAAAACGTAGGCCCGCCGGCTGAAGAGGGGAACCCGCCGCCAGGGGAGAAGGGGAAGCCAGACTTACTGAAATCGACAACGCCCTTGTATGTCTTGACGAAATAGTCGTCGCCCTCCTTGACCACAATACACTGGAACTGCTGGTACGTCTGGGCGGCCGTTTCCTTGAACGGCTCGGAGATGTCCAGGCTGACGCCGTAGCCGCTGGAGCTGAAGCCGTAGCCGTTGCCGGGTTGGATGCTCATGAAGCGGCGTAGACTTCGGCCGGGTAGCCTTCGCGGTTGAACCGAATCTCGTAGTTAATCTTAACGATCTTAGGAGCCGCGCCGACGGGCACGCAGTAATCCTCGAAGGAGGCCTGCGATAGCAGGATGGTATTGCGGGTCGTTCCCTTCACGCTGGCAGTCCATGTCGTGCCGAGGTGGTCGGGCAGTAGCTTGATTCCGCCGAACGTATTGGCCGAGGATGTCTTGCCCACTGCGTCCCTGATGATGGCCACATTGGCTAGGTTCTTAGTATAGATGACCCCAGAGAAGGACGTGATCGGGGAGAGGTAGTGGGTCTTCCCGTAGTAGTACTGCTTTGCCGCCGTGCTTGAATCCTTGAAGCCTAGGAACCCGCCGGCGTTTGTGGCCGTGCCTTTGAACGTAGCGCCGAAGATGCCGCCGACTCGTTCCTCAAGGTTGATAGTGGAGGTCGAGAAGGTCGTCCCATTGCCGGCGATGGCCGTCGTGAAAGGGGCCGTCGGTCCGAAGAAGTTCGGGTGGGTCGTGATGTGCTCCGAGGTCAGGCCATGTGAGGCGGTCACGTTAGGGGCGGTGTTTTCCCCTACGGCTAGAAGGATACCGACGTACTCGGCGTCGATAGTATCCACGTCCAAAGCCCCGCGGGTAAGCGTAAACTTGTGACAGAAGAAGTCAGAGTAGACAGGATGCACCTGCCCAGTGGTGACGGCCGTCCCGCCGACCGTCTTGTCCACGAGGTAGGTCGCCCGGGCGGTCATCATGCCGTAGCCGTCATTGGTAAATGCGCCTCCTGGCTGGACGAACTTGGCGGTCAGGTCATTGCCTGCTTTGATTAGGGCCATGGTTATTTAGATTTGGTGACGAGAGGGCTGCGGTTTGGAGAGGCGTTGGCCGGGGTGCTAGGCGTGGCGCCTGACGCGGTGACGTCCATGACGCTGGCCGTATAGCCATACTTGGCCGCGAGAATCTGGAGGCAGGTCAGTTGCTGGAGGGCGATGCCCTGCTGTTCTTGGAGGGCCGTCACGATGGGGTTGGCGCCGACGCCGATCACGTTGCCGGAGATGGCTCCCGTGCTTGAGGTCGTGCCCTTGGTATCCGCGGCCTTTTCCTTTTCGGTGCTAGCGCCACCTGCCTTGATGGCGGCGAGCAAGGCCTTAGATTTGTCGGCGCCTCCAGATGCAGCGGCCGTCGTGCCAGTCGGAGTGGTCGAGCCATCAGCTCCCATTGCGACCAGGGCGGCGCCCATCGGGGTCGACGTTATTGCGCCAGTGACAGCGGATGAAGCAGCCCCCGGGGCAAACCTATCTAGGAAATTGAAAAGACCAGTGGCCGCATCTTCGGCGACCTTAGAAGCCCACTTGCTGTAGTTATTGTAAACGTTGAAAAGGTTGGCGGCGAGTTTGACCATGCTTGCGTTCAGCCGGTCCATGCCGTCGTTGTAATCACCCATGGCCTTGAGCGTTTTTGCGTCCACGATCGGGGCGTCGGCGATGTCCTTCTGGAGTTTCTGGAAATCGTTAAGCATCGGCAGGATGTCGTTGCCAATCTTGTCGCCGAAGAGGGCCGTCGTAATGAGCAGCCGTTCCGAGTCATCAGCCCCACCGCCTAGCGCGGCAGAGATAGCTAGGAAGACCGAAGTCGCGTCGCCTGCCTTCAGCTGCTCCATCGTGACGCCGAGGGCCTTGAACATCTCGACCTTCTTCCCCGTGCCGGCGGCTGCCTCGGCCATGTCCACGCGCAGCTGACGGGTCGCCTTAGCCAGGACGGAGACGGACACGCCGGACTGTTGCGCCGCGTAGGCCAACCCCTGGAACTGCTCGGCCGATAGGCCGCTTCGGTCCACCTGATCAGCGACCTCGCCGAGTTGCTTAAAGGTATTGCTAAGGAAACTCAGGGCCTTGTCGAAGAGAACGGTCGCCGCGAACATTCCCGCGAGCTTCTTGCCGATGTCACTGCCGGCCTTCTTGAACGAGTCACCCAAGGAGTCGACGGACTTCTTCGCCCGCCCCGTCACTTGCTCGACGTCGGACTTCCCCTTCAATTCATATTCAAGTTTCTGTGCCATTGGTCTCGGGGGTCTTTACCTCTGCGGGAGGGGCAACCTTTTCGAGCCGCTCCTGTTCCTCCATGAAGGCCTCCTCCTCGGTCGTCAGAATCTTTGACTCTGAACCGTTGGCCGCAGACCAAGCCGCGTTCATCCAGATGGCCTGACACTCAGGCATTTCCCAAGCCCTCTTCTCGTCGATGCCGTTCTTGATGAGCGCCGCGATCACGCCTAACGGCCAAGGGATGCCGATGTCGTCGGCCGTCCCCTTCTTCTTTTCAGGGGTGTCCCAGAACCTAGGCCAGCAGCCGACCATGCAGTATTCCCCGAAGCGCTCAATCTCGGTTGCGAACTTGCCCGGGTGTTTGTTGAGGTGCTCGACCATGCGGACCTCGGCCGGCTCCAGGTCGCCAAGCGGCTCCTCGGCGCATATCTTGACCGCGGCTAATAGGTCCAGGGCGGTCGGCTCCGTCTTGCCCGTAAGCAGCGGAGACTCGATGGCCATAAGCCGCACGCGGTACTTGAGGCAAAACGGATAAACGGAACGACCAAGGATTTGCACCTTGGCCGCCGGGTCTGTCCAGGCGCGTAGGAATCTTCCGTCCACGCCTTGAGTCTACCCCTCTCGGGGCGGTGTCAATTACGCGTAGGTGATACCTTCGTAATCGACGGCTTCGACGGAGACGCTGCAGAAACCTTTGTTCTGCGACTTCTCGTCGACCTTGGTCACGATTCCCACGAAGCTCGCCGAAGCGGTGCCAGCAGGATAGGCCGAAAGGGTGTTGGTCGTGAAGGTGAGGGTCGCGCCAAGGGTAGGGACGGTCGAGGTCTTCACGATGCCGTCGATGCTCAGGGTCGTCTTGCGATCGTCGAGCCGATGGGTGACGGTGATGCCGGCCTCGTTCTGCACAGTGTCTTCGTTGTTGAAGCCAGAGGAGACAGAGAAGGACTGGACGAATAGATTCGCCACGGTCCCAGTGCCGATGCCGTAAATGCAGGAAGTGCCGTTGAGGATAGCAGCCATAGTCTTTGAAACTGCGGGAACGGGCAACCCTTAGGGGGTCGGGTTCACGACCACCGGGACGGTGTAGCTGAGGACGGTCGCCCAGGAGCGCTCGTCCCGGCCTTCATCTTCGGAGTCGGGGATGACGTCATAGCATAGGGCAGAGCCATCGGTAACGAAGGCGGCCTTGATTCCAGAGACGTTGGACATTGACCCGGCGATGGCAGCGCATCGGTCGCGGTGCTGGGTCAGGGTGTTGTCGTCGGCGTTGGAGAAGATCGTGACGCGGACCGAGCAGTAGTAGTTGCCAGCGCCCTCGGGCAGTTCGGGCGGCGTACGGGCGGAGTCGCAAAGGACCACGCACTTGGGGAGGACGTTGATCTCAGCGTTGTCGCCAGTGTAGACGGCCACGCCAGCAAGGCCTGTCTCGGCGGTGAGGAAGGTATCGAGGACGGCCTCGACGATGTGGCGGGCTGAGAAGGTTCCGGGCATGGTTATTTGATTCCGTGTTTTTTGTTAAAGTTTTGTGTGTGATGCCTGAGCATGATTTCCATCATAGCAGGCATCTGTTTAACGCGGTTGCCGTAGACAAGGTTCTTCACGTCGGCGCCGGTTGCAATGCCATCCGTATCTCCCTTTTGATTCCCGATTGTAAGGTCAAAGATGAGCGTGCCCACTGTGCGTTTAGACATGGCAACGATGCCGTCCGAGTTGCTATGCCTCTTGATCCAGAGGGGAATCTGGGAGCGGCCTGCATTGGCTCGGGACTTGGGTCCGCTAAGGCCTTTTGGCTTGGGGAGTTTAGCCAGGGTATCGACCCAGCCTGCCTTGATGCGGCCGACAGACTTCTGGCGCTGCTTGATGTATTCCTTGAGGACTCCGTCCTTGGCTTCCATGCGCTGCCAGAACTCAATCCCTGGGCCGCCGTTCTTCTTGATTCGGCCGCCGAACTTTTTGAGCGCAGCTTGATGGACATCCCTAACACCCGACACGGTTTCGATCACGGAACGGTTGAAAGTATTCCCTGCCTCCTCTTGGCCGATGCGGTTAAAGTAGTTCTTCAGTTTGCGGAAGGAGCGGACAGTCCCGAATCCGTTGTCGAACATCCGGGCGTAAAGGGCGTTGCCGGCGAAGACGTCCGTATTCTCCCCGGCCAGTTTCCAGAACTTGGACGGGTTGTTCATGAAGGCAGCCGAACCGAGTTTGCGGAAGAGGCGGCCGCGGCGTCCATTGACCGAGCCTGAGCGCTGGCCGACTACGACCGAATGCACGTCGCCCTTGATGGCGGCATTGCCCACCATGCGGGCTTCGTCGCTCATGCCGTCGCCTCCGGCCTTAACAATCGGAGGGGTGAAGATCATACTGTCGCGGCACATCAGGGCGGCCTGCTCCAGGAAGACATCTATCAGTCCGTCATTCGTACCCATTACGAAACGATTGATGGCGGCCATGAACTCCTCCCGGCTCTTGGGAATGATGCTGCCTTCAGCGATCATTGGTTGTCGTCGATGACCACGAGGGTGATCCAAGCCGAAAGGGTCTTGTAAGTCTGGCTGGTGATGCGGACGACCTTGCCCCCGACCGTCAGTTTCTTGCCGATGCCTAGGGCGGCGATGGGAACGCCTGCCGAGATGACCGCCGCCGAAGCCCCAATAGACCCGTCTGGCTTCGTCCAGGAGGCCGTTGCGGCGGGTAGGCGGACGGTGTACTGGGTCCGCTCACAATACCCCCCCGCTTCAAGGACGGTGGTGTAGGCGGGTTCCGAGATAAGGGCCGAGAAGGTGACCGTCGAGCCGGCCGTGGCGCAGGGAATCCCTAGGTCGTAGGTGATTTCCTTCGCATCGTTCAGAAACTCTTGACCGTACAGGCTCATACATCTGCGGACTCGGGCAAAAAAAAAGCCCCCATTTCTGGAGGCCTTTCATCGTGGGGCTTTAAGCCCCGGCGATTACGGGTTGTAGACCGCGGCGATCGTGCCGCTCGTGACCGCCTTGTTCGC